GTGTAATAATGCGTGAGAACATGGCGCAAATGGATTTACAGGAAACTATATTGCAAACGCCACCTGTTTTAGTATTGGAAGAATTTCAGAACGTACAAGGTCGGAAAGTAAGAACAGAACAGAATTTGCAGATTTAATCGTATATTTGTGTAAACAAAAAAATAGACACATGTTTAAATTAAACATTGACCTTACAACATTCAACGAAAGAAAGCCATTCGACCCAGAAAACATTGAAGAAACAATTGGGATAATTGAATTTGATGATTTCATTCCCTTCATTGCCTACGTAATGGCTGAGTTAAACCCAAGCGATAAAAAGGTTTACATACTTGCGTATGGCGAAGACGAAGATGAAGATGGCTTTGTTTTTGTTGACCACATGACTTGCAATATTATAGACCTAATTGAGAGTCAAGTAAAAGACTTAATTGATGAGGGGTGTATTAATAACGTATTTTTATTCGCTAGAGACAATTACAACGATGCTTATGATTTAGCATTAGACATGAAGGAGCAAACTGGAATGTTAAAGTGGCAACTAGAGATGGTTATAGAGATGGATGAGCCAACAATAAGTAATAAAGGCGTTCGTGTAGACCTATCAGTTAATTAACCGTACATTTGTTTCAGCCCGTTTCGGGTTAGTTCCTTGCCGAACAATTAGCCGTTGCAGAAATGTAGCGGCTTTTTTATTATATTTGTGTTTATACACTTCGGGGTTAAAAGAGTTGACCGAAGGTTCTAGGCAAGGAACGAAAAAGCTCAACCAGATTATTTGAAGTATTGAAAGCCCTGCATCGAGCAATGTCGTCCTACTGACAACTCGGCAATAAAGCATAACGTTGTATCAACGGTGAACTGTGGGGTTAGTTATTGTAAGTTTCACTAGGGGAAACAAAGAGAACGGATACAGCGATTGAGGTGGTTCTCGAATATGGCAATACGGTAGATGCTTACTAAACAAGTGTAAAAGGCAAATAAACCTAATATGCTTGAATAGAGTAGGTGTGTCTTTTTGTTAAATTTACAGTATGAACGCAATCATAAAAGAACTCGATGACTCTGGTCAACTCATAAGGCTAATGCGTGAAGGTTTTATTTCTTGGACTATTATGAGGAATAAGGACATCTACCTTACTTATGAAGTTCATCGGAAAATGGGTAAAGGCTACAATCAAGCGGTTCGAGACACAGCCGACCAATTCGATATGTCGGACAGGTATATTCAGAAGATTGTAAAAAAGATGAAATGAAGTTCGAGATAATCTGCACAGGTTGGAACTGCGCTTCATACGTTGATAAATGCGTTCAATCGGTTCTTAATCAATCTTACGATAATTGGCACTTGCACTTAATATCGGACGGCTCAACCGATGGAACGTGCAACGCTATCAAAGGCTGGGAAAGTGAAAACATATCCGTACATATTTACAATGAGAACAAAGGCGCGGCACTTAGGCGGTTACAAGCAATAAGACCACTTGACAGCGAAAGCGTTTGTTTGTTGCTTGGATTAGATGACGAACTGTTACCTAATTGCTTAGAGCGCGTTAAACGAGAATACGATAGCGGTAAGTGGATGACCTACGGTAATTGGGTTGACCAACACGGCAACGGATTACCAGATAGCTTTGATTTGAACTTCAACCATCTAACGCATCGAAACAGAGATTACAGGAAAGTCATGTATCGGTCAACTGCACCTAACACATTCAAGAAGTTTCTATTTGATGAGATACCAGATGAAGATTTTAAAGTATTCGGAAAGTGGATTGACAACGCAACCGAAACCGAACTAATGTTCTCATGTTTGGAGATGTGCGGAAAAGACAGAATCGGAGTTATCACAGAACCTATCTACCTTTACAATCGCGCAAGGGTTGGCGGCACTATGAAACGAACTTACATTCACAACGGACAAAAGATGTCAGGTTCTGAATACAAAATGAAAGTGATTTACTCGGAAGTGATTAAACGTAAAAAGAAACCACTATTGAAACGATGAAAGTTCTAAACATCAGTACCAACGATTGGGCGAACTATTCCTATTCTAACGCGGTTGCATTGCGTTCTGTTGGCGTTAAATGCGATGGGTTAAAGATATACCCGCACTCATTCGGCTATGACCATCAGCACCCGTTAGCTACACCACACGAAATAAAATACGCTGTTAACAATTACGACATTGTTCAGATATTCAATAGCGATATTCGGATGCTGCAATTGATAAACGGTTACAAGGGTAGGGTAATTGTTTACCACACTGGAACGGCATACCGAAGAAACCCTAAAGACCTCAATAGGCTATTCAATAGAGTGGTCTGGAAAACGTGCATAGCGCATGGAGAGTTTGCAGGACAAGGCGCAAAGAATGAAGTTTACATAGATAGAGCTGTTGATATTGATAATATCAAACCATCTTACAGGTTAGCGTCAGGCAATTGGAAGTTCATTCATTGTCCATCAAATCCAAAGGTCAAAGGAACAGAAGCAATCAAACGAATGATGGATGAGTGCGGTGCGAACTTCAAAGCACACACGGAGATTCTTAACCACTCTAAAAGCCTTGACCGTATGCGAGATTGTGACATATACGTTGAATTGTTTTCGCCAAAATTAAACGGAAAGGTTTATGGTCATTTCGGAATCACGGCTATTGAAGCCGCTGCAATGGGTAAGGTGGTTGTTACTCAGAATCTGAGTTCAGACGTTTACGAAAAGAACTACGGAGATTGTCCTTTGATATTGACCAAAGATGAAAGCGACTTTAAGAACCACATTCATTGGCTGATGAATATGGACGATGAAGAACTGCGAGGATTGCAACAAGCGCATCGGAAGTGGGCGGTTGAGAAACATTCATTCAAGGCAATGGGTGAAAGGTTGAAGGGAATACTTGAATATGATTGACCTTGAAAAGTTCTTAAATAGAGAACCTGAAACGTTCAGCGATGTTGACTTTGGCAATAAGAAGATACTTGTAACGGGTGCAGCTGGGTCTATTGGCTCAGAGATTTGCAGAAAGCTGAAAGGGTTTGACGTTACTGGGTTTGACCAATCCGAAACAGGTCTATTTGAGTTGCGTAATGAAACAGGCGTTAAGGTCATATTAGGCAACATCGTAACCGATTACGAGGTAGTCAGGCATTTCGATTATGTGTTTCATTCTGCCGCATACAAGCACGTTGGAATGATGGAGGAATTTCCAGAACAAGCATGGCGAACTAATTTAGTAGGAACTCGAAGATTAGTTGAAAATTTCAGAGGTGAAAGCTTTGTGTTGGTTTCAACTGACAAGGCGGCTAATCCAAAGTGCGTAATGGGTAAATCCAAGAAAGACGCGGAAGATATTGTGATGGGTTGGGGCGGTTCGGTTGTTCGGTTTGGCAATGTGATAGGCTCAAACGGTTCAGTCCTTACTATTTGGGAACGGCAATTGAAACAAGGTCAACCGTTGACTGTAACGGACAAAGAAGCAACACGCTACTTTATGACTATTCCAGAGGCTGCATCGTTAGTGATTGAAACGGCTATGTTTAAGCAAGGAAAGTATCTTCTTGATATGGGTGAACCAATCAATATAAACGACTTAGCAGAACGCTTTATTGAAATGTCAGGTGTTGAATCTAGTATCGTTTACACGGGTCTAAAGAAAGGCGAAAAGCTACACGAACAATTGACCGATAACGAACATCGGTTACCAACTTCGCACCCTAAGATATTTGAGATTAAAAAAGACAACTTGTACTAAACAACATTAAAACGATTGTTTAGTAGTCTGTTGTCTAAATCTTACCGTATAAGTAACTATCAGAGTTGACGTTTATAATACCGCCTAACTTCTTATTCAATAGCGCGTAGTCTCTTACAGCTTGCTCACGCATTTCATCTTTGATGTTAGGGTGGTCGTTAAAGTCAACGCCCCAAAGTTTAATCTCTTCTGCCTTGTAAAAGTGATACGCAACACCACACGCAACAAACGGTGAATTGTTTGAAGATGGTATAAACTCATGCCATCGGTCGTTATGTGCTGCAATGTTTTTCAGTTTTATCTTCTGGACACGCGGTAAATAGCCCCAATCTTCCAAATGAGTAAAGAACAAATCGACCTTTAATGATTCGATTGCCTTTAACCTTTCGGCATTGAATACCGAAGGACGGTCAACGCATACGTTACGACCACAACCTTCGACATCGTTAACACCAATAGTCAGGTGACCATCGGGTTTGAAATGCTTTGCGCTTTCGCCTAAACCAATAACGTGAATTGTGTTCTTGTATTCCATTACCGTCCGTTTCGTGTCGGTAAATATAGTAAACAACGGTTGCAATTTTACAACCGATGGAAGGAAATATTTTCATTTACGGAGACATCTACCACGACCAAAGCGAAAATGCTAAGGAATACGGGGCGGTATCTCTAAAATCGGTTACAGACCAGATTAACGCGGCAAAAGATGCTGATACGTTGGTTGTTCACATTCATTCAAGAGGCGGAGATGTCAACGAAGGTTGGGCTATTCACGATGCGATTGTAGCAACGGGAAAAGAGATAATCACCATCAATGAAGGTATGGTAGGTTCAATTGCAACTGTTCCATACTTGGCCGCTAAAAAAGAAAACAGAAAATCACTTCCAAACGCTAAGACGTTCATTCATAATCCGTGGGGTGGTCTTATGGGAGATGCTAAGGAAATAGCCAAGTATGGCGATGACCTTAAAAAAGAAGAGGAGAAACTAGCTAAGTTCTACGCTGAACAAACAGGCCACGACATCGAGGACATCATTTCTAAGATGGACGCTGAAAGCGAGTTCACGGCAGAAGAAGCTAAAGAACTTGGATTCGTTGGTTCAATCAGCGAGCCATTGAAGGCGGTAGCCAAATACACACCAAAGATAAAACAAACTAATAAAGTTGATATGTCAGAAGTAAAAGACGAATTGAAGGAACAAAAAAGCCTTCTAACAAAAATCATGGACAAATTGAACATGAACAAAAAAGCATTAGCCTACACGTTGGACAATGGAGACATTGTTGAAACAGAAGGTGATGCAGAACTAGCTGAAGAGCAAGTATTAATGATGGACGGTGAGCCATTGGGAGAAGGCACTTACACGCTTGAAGACGGAAGAAGTGTTACCGTTGACGCTGAAGGTGTTGTAACATCTATTACAAGCGAAGAGGGCGAAGATGAAATGGAAGCATTGAAGTCTGAAAACGAAGAGTTGAAAGCTAAGTTGGAAACGATGGAGGCCGAAGCAAGCAAAAACACTGAACTACTCGAAGAGGTAAAAGGTGAGGTTGCTAAGTTGGCTAAGATGCAATCCACTTACAAGCCGAAAGCACAAGCACCATCTTTCAAGAAACCAACGTCAGACGTTGACGGGAAAGAAGCAAAAGAAAGCTACGAAGAAATCAAAGCACGTAGAAAAGAAAAACGAAACAAGAAAACTAAGTAATCATGGCAGATATTATTAACCCATCTGATTTAACCTTTAATGGTGAGGAAGTAAGAGCAATTTCCGAAGCCATTATGGAAGAGGTGTTCGCTAAACCAGCGTTGACCGAAGTATTAACCGCTTATACAGGCATCAAGGCAAAGAAGCAGATTGCTTTCTTAGGTCGATTGAATGGACTTGTCGGACAAGCATCTGACACAAGTCAATGCGCTCCTGTTGAGAACACGGCAGGAATTACCAACACTGAGAAGTTCTGGAATCCTGTTTTCATTGATGACAGATTCTCAGAATGTTGGACAGACCTATTGGACACGTTCTTCATCTACGGAACTCAAAACGGTTTGAATAAAGCCGATTTGACAACTACTGATTTTGCTGATTTCTTCATCGAGCGTTATCAAGATGAAATATTCGAGGCAATGCACCGATTTATTTGGTTCGGAGACACGGATGCGGCTACAATCGCTGCAAGTCCTGCGGGCAACTTTGCGGTTGCAGGATTCGTTGCGAAACGATGGAACGCGATTGACGGAATTTGGAAACAACTTTACGCGATTGCAGCGGCTGATTCTAATCGTAGAACATCAGGAACGGGAACAATTAGCGCAAAAAATGACGAAGCGTTAGCGGCAGACCAAGAATTTGATGACACTGATATCACTAATAGAGTGGTTACAAAAACACTAAGAAAAGTCATTACGGGTGCTGATTATAGACTTAAAGACAAACAGGATAAAATCATCCTTGTAACTGAATCTGTTGCAGACCAATATGTAGCTGAACTTGAAGACGAAACTTCTAACGGAATTGATGTGGCGTTTGAATACCTTCAAGATGGTGTTGCGGTATTGAAAAGACGAGGTGTGACAATTATCTCACTTAGCTTCTGGGATAGAATGATTAGAGGTTACACATCGAACTCAGCAGGTACAGGTTACTTTAGACCTCACCGTATTCTAATGACGACAAAAGCAAACCTTGCCTTTGGAACAGAAGAAGAAGGTAACCTATCTGAGGTAGATATTTTCTACAACAAACGATTGAAACAAAACTACTTTGACTTTGGAGCAAACCTTGACACGAAAGTGTTGCAGGACTACATGGTTCAAATGTCATACTAAAAACTAGAAACACATGGCAACTTGTGATAATTTAACAGCAGGCATTTTATATGACTGCGATAACCCACCATCGGGTGGTGCAAATGACAGATTGATTCTGTTCAATTACGATGATATTAACGGCAATGTGACCGTTGATCCAACTAATTCGTTATTGTTCACAGACATCACACTTGCATCAGGTGTAACGGGTTATGTATTTGAAGGATTGAACAACTCCAACGAACCGCGTTCAGCGATGGTCAAAGGGCGGTACGTGAACGGTTACGACCATGAAGTCATCTTCAAAGTGTTCAAGAACTCACCAGACGCCAAAGCACAACTGCAAAAGCTAGATGGTGCTAAGGTTGTTGCATTGGTTCAGAACAACCATAAGGGTGAAAATGGTAACGCGGCCTTTGAGATTTACGGTTACGAAACAGGATTGCGACTTCAAGAACTTGAAAGAGTAATTTCAGACAGCGAACTACAAGGAGCGTACAACGTGAACATCAGAAACGATGAAGTTTCTCGACCAAGTTCATTGCCTCACACACTTTGGGATACTAACTTCGCAACTACTAAGGCAATTGTAGATAGTTTAGTGTAAGATTGACGTAAGATTGATTGTGAAGGGGGCGAGGTGGTTAACATCTCGCCTTTTTTGTTAAATTAGGACAATGAACGTACAAGAACTAAAGGACAAGTTAGAAGGGTTTAGACCTTCAATCCTAGTAAGTGGCAAAGAGATAGATAAAAACGATGAAAACGTAAAAGATTTCATTGAATTGTATTACCAATTAACGGGAAACCGTGTTGGCGAAGGTACGTGTCGAAATTGTATCTTTGATGCGTACATGGAATTGTCCATGAAAACAGATAAACAACTAAAACAATTAGTTATGCCGAGTAAATACAAGATGCGTGAAGGTAGAGTAGTGGTTTTTAACAACACGGACTACACTAACGCGAATATGACCGATGATGTTGCATTGGAAATGGTAGGATTCAACGTTAAACACGCTGGAAACTTCATTAACGGTGACGAACTTTTAAGCGATTACAAGCCAAAGAAAAAAGCCAAAGCAAAAGAGGTGGTTTCAGAGGTTGAAAGTAGTGTTAAGGTAGATGAAGTTGAAGCAGATGAACACGATGGTCTAACCTTGGAAGAGGTTAAAGAACTTTACAAAGCAAAAAAAGGCAAAAAGCCGCATTGGAAATGGAGTTACGACACCATTTTAGAGAAGTTGAATGAGGATTGATCTGGCTAAAATACAAAAGCGGATAACTCGAAGGGATGACCGCAAGTATGGCATTATCAACTATGATGATGACAACGCATACCCACAAAGAACGGTAGATATTGTCAATGGTTCGGGTGTTGCAAAGTCCTGCATTGACATTTTCCAAAAGTTCATTAACGGTGGTGGATTTGTAACGGGTGGTGACAACTTAGTTAACCCCGATTTGACCACAAATGAACTACTGCGTAAGCATACGATGGACTACGCAAAACATAAGGGTTTCGCTATCCATTTCAACTACACGCTTACAGGTGAAGTTGCAAGTGTTGATTATGTTCCTTTCGCTCATTGTCGTTTAGGGGTAAACAAAGACACGAACGAAGTAGACAAGATTGCAATTTACGACAATTGGGACAGAGAAAAAAGCAAGAAGGTCAATAAAGATGACATTGATTACATAGATGTTTACGACCCAAGACCAGAGGTTGTAATGGGTCAGATAGAAGCGGCAGGTGGTATTGAGCAGTACAAAGGTCAGGTTTACTATCACGGTGAACAGGGTGAGTTGATTTACCCGTTAGCATACTATGACAGTGAACTTGAAGATATTGAAACAGACAGTCAAATAAAGCTGTTCAAGTATCGGAACATCTCAGGTAGCTTTATGGCTTCGCATATGCTTGTAAGGTATGGACAAGCTGAGGGCGGTGGTTACGGTGGTGCAGGAATTGAACCGCCATTAAAAGATGAAGCGAGAGCCGATATATCATTTGAAGAGGATGATATGGTTGACAACTTGAAAGAGTTTCAAGGTGCTGAGAACTTCAACCGCATCATGTTGATTGATGCTGAAACACCAGATCAAAAACCAGAACTTGTACCGTTCACTCATCAGAATAACGACAAGCTGTTCGAGTACCACGAAACATCCACGCAGAACAACATCAGAAAGGTGTTTGCCATTCCTACTGTATTTCTTGACGCTGTTTCGGGAAGTCTTGGTTTAAGTAAAGAACTTGAACAAGCGGTTGACTTTTACAACAAGATGACGGTTGATGAACGCGCTATAATTGAGCAATGTTACTCTAAGATATTTCAAGCTGATTACAAGATAAAAGAACTCGTTCTTACTGATGTTGCAGATGTTGACGAAGAAGAAGCGGCAAGACAGAAGATAGCAGATGCACAGGCTGTGCTTCGTGGTTCGGTTGGTGGTGTTACTGCATTGATAACATTGCAACAATCAATATCAGCAGGAACTACGAGTGTTGGCGCGGGTGTTGCTATGATTAAAGAAATATACGGATTCACAGAAGAAACAGCTAGAGCGATGCTTGCGGGTGTTGAAGAACAACCAAATCAGATAACAGAATGAACAGACTGATAAGCATAACAGATTTCACAAACAACAAGTACGTTAGTCAGAACTTGGATGAACGAGACATTGACCCTGTTATTGACGAGGCGCAGGAGTTTGATTTGAAACCCGTACTTGGCCGCGAGTTGTATTTAGACTTCATCAATAACGTAACGGTAACTAAATACGATGAGTTACTGAACGGTAAGACTTACACGCCAACGGGCTACACTAGCGCGGTTCGTTTTGAAGGCGTTAAAGAAGTATTAAAGTATTACGTGTACGCGCGTATGGTTGTTTTGGACGGTGTTAAGAATACAAATTCGGGGTTCGTGCAAAAGACCTTAGAGAACAGCGAAAGGTTAAGTGGAACACAACGCACGCAAATGATAGCGCAGGCAAGAAGCGGAGCGAAAGCACACGAAGATGAAATGATTTTCTTCTTGAATAACTTTTATACGGATTACCCACTATGGCAATGTAGTCTTAGAAAAAATCAAGGTTTCGGATTTAGAATGAGAGCAGTATGAGTGTATTTAGCGAATTAGATAACATGGTATTGAGGGAAACCTCAAACCCACCATTAACAACCAAAGGTTCAGAACTCACCTTTGAGCAAATGGACGCGCGAATAATTGCAATGTATGACGTTGTTCAAAGCATTGTAAGTGGTGTTAATGTAACGGCATACGATGCTGGAACTACTTACGATAAGTTTGATTCTGACATTACAAAAAGGTATGCAAGTTATGATAGTCGTATTTGGGAGGCGGCATACGTTGGTTCACCTAGTACGTTTTCAGGTCAAACGCCAGAAGAAGGTGTTTATTGGACTCAGGTCACGTTAGCCGAGTTGATGCCTAACATTCTACCGTTAGCAAACTTTGCAACACACATATCAAACACTAATAACGCTTGTCCTACTTATTGCGCTAAGTTAACTATTCCGAGTGCAGACGTATTGCAACTAAACTCAACGCCTCAAACTATTGTTGCAGCGCAAGGAGCAGGAACTATAATTGAGGTTATTAGCGCGAGCGTTAAGATGGTTTACAATTCAGCAGCTTATGCCACAAACACAGATCTTCAGTTAATGACAAGCGGTGGCAATATTAATTTAGCTAGAAACACAGAGATTCTTTTGTCAACATCTGATAAAATAAGGTCTTTTGCAATAACGGAAGGTGATATAATTGAAAATACTGCTTTAGTAGTTACTACACGAACAGGAAATCCAACAGCGGGCGATTCAGACATTACCGTGTACGTGCTTTACAGAATAATCAACGTTTAATACAAACCGTCAAGCATTGGAACTGCAAGACAAAAAGAGACATGAAAGCAGATATGAACTTACAGGACTACATTAGCGAAATATTAGTAGCTGGGGGCGGTGTTGCAACAACTGTTACGGCTTACGTACAAGGTAAAAAGAACGCTAAATCAACCGAACTTGACAATGTAGCAAAAGCGATAACTATTTGGCAGGACACGGCTAGGTCGTTGCAAGATGAACTTTCAAATGTTCAAGAAGAACTTAAAGTTATTCGTCAGAATCATGAAGATTGTGAGAATAGCAAGAAGCGATTAGAACAGAAGGTTGAGGAAATGGACAAGCGTATTTGCGACCTTGGCAAGTAAGAAAGTCTGGTGCAAAGTCCGACCCGTAGAATGTTCAAAGCATTGCATCAGAACAGGACAATGTGATAGTAAAGGATAATTCGTAATTTGCAAATCGCGATACGCGAATTAAAAACACAACATGAGCGCATACCACGACAATCAAGGCATCAGAGAAGCGATTGACCGCATACTTAGACGCAACGCTAAACGGCAAGCTAATCAAGGATTGGAAACCACAGACGAACAGAAGGAACGTGACGCGAGAGAATGGCAAAACGATCTAATCCAAATCTCAAAGCTAGATAAGGACTTTGCAGATACATTGCACGTTGAGGAATAACTAAAACCAAAACATGGGAAACCGAACTGTAAAAGGTCAAATTGTACTTGAATACCTGAACGATGAAGTAACTAAAGACCTTCCAAGTAAGTCACTTGCACAATTGATTTACAAGAAAAACAAAAAGGTTTTTAAAGACGTTGAAAACGCACGAGACATTGTAAGGTATTATCGGGGACAAAAAGGAGATGAAAACAGAAAGCGTTCTGGGGCTAAAAAGTTCTCTACTGAAAAAGCACAACACGCTAAATCGTTAGGAGTTTCAAACCCTTTCGGACTTCCAGAAACAGATGAAGAGGAGTGGCCTCCTTTTGAATTGCCAAAGGGAGCGACTAGAATACTTCTGCTATCTGACATTCACGTACCTTATCACAACATTCAATCGTTAACCGTTGCTATCAAATATGGCAAGGAAAAGAAATGTAACGCGGTTGTGTTAAACGGTGACACGTTGGATTGTTACGCACTTAGCCGATACGAAAAAGACCCACGAAAAAGAAAGTTCAGCGAAGAATTAGAATCATGCCGAGAACTATTGGGAATACTTCAAAAAGAACTTCAATGCCCTATATATTTCAAGTTAGGAAACCACGAAGAAAGGTATGAAGCATACCTAAGAACTAAAGCACCCGAACTACTTGGAACATCAGAGTTCACGTTAGACACTTTGCTAAAGTTCGGTCAATACGGATGCACGTTAATACAAGACAAGCGAATAATCAAAGCTGGACGGTTGAACATCTTACACGGTCACGAGTTCGGGCGTTCGGTATTCAGTCCTGTTAATCCTGCGAGAGGTTACTACATGAGGGCTAAAGCTTCTGTTATCTGTGGTCACAACCATCAAACATCAGAACATACTGAAAACAACTTAGAAGGAAAGATTGTGACAACATGGTCAACGGGTTGCCTTTGCGAAATGCACCCGCAATACATGCCGATTAACAAGTGGAATCATGGCTTTGCGTTTGTCGATGTTGACCCGTCAGATGGTAGTTACGAGGTAGATAACTTTAGAATTATTGACGGTAGGTTACGATGAGAGATATTGACAAAATAATAGTTCATTGTTCAGCAACTCCCGAAGGACGCGATGTTTCGATTGACGAAATACGCGATTGGCACGTTAACGGTAATGGATGGTCGGACATTGGTTATCAATGGGTAATAACGTTAGACGGTAGCATTGAAAAAGGAAGACCCGAAAGTAGGTCAGGCGCACACGCTAAAGGGCATAACAGCCGTTCTATTGGCGTTTGTTACGTTGGCGGTGTAGATAGTGATATGAAACCAAAAGACACACGCACAGGCGCTCAAAAAGAAGCGTTGAGATGCTTGTTGATTGACTTATTAGGCCGATACCCGAACGCTGAAATCATTGGTCACAGAGATATAAGTTCTAAGGCTTGTCCATCGTTTGACGCAAAAACAGAATACTTAACTTTGTAACATGGCAATAGTAAGGAAATCAGATAACGTAATTGAATTGACCATTAACGGTTCAGATGGTAACCCTATCACTATAACAGGAATGACAAATCTTGAAGTGGTCGCTTATCAACTGCCGAAAACAATCATTCAAAGATGGCTGTTAAGTGATGCTGAAATCACAATTGAAAACGATGCGGGGGGTGTTGTTTCGGTCAACTTCGATAGGGCTAACACCAAACTGTTAAACTTCAAAATTGACAATTGCAAACTTGAAGTTATTGCATCGTTTACAGATGCGAACTTTGCAGACAACATCAGACGCGAAGTTGACACGGACATTGAACTGACATTTGTTGAGGACAGCCCAACTGCATACGAAACATGATAACAGCAACGGCAACATTACGTAGTTCAATAAGTGTAACAGCAACGCTTAAAAGCACTCAGGTAGGTAGTTGTCCAGATGCAACGGTTCAAGTTAACGGTGTAGATGTTGACACGGTTGCAAGTGGTGGCACATACGACCAAGCGATTCACGATAGCGCGGGGGCTGATGTTGGAACGGATGCAAATCCTTCTGTTGTTGGTGATGCTACGGTTGAAAATAGTGATTCGAGTTATTCGGAAACGGTCAAAGCTGAGGGTAATTTGGTGTTACCAAACATTACTTTCACAGATAGTGATGGCTCAACTTCTAGTGTTCCAAGTGTTCAAGACATTACGGCTACGCCTTGCGTAGCATCAGGAGGTTCAATATCCGTAGCATTATCCGATAGTTCACCATCAGTAGGAGACACCATTACAATCACAGCAACAGCTTCGGATTTTACACCTGACAGCTATTTGTATTTTGCTTACGACGAAGCGACCAACGAACTTACATTTATTGCGGAACAGGCGAGTAACATAGCGAATTGGACAATCAGCATAGATCAAGGAGAGCATATTGTTTACGTACTAGGTGTTGAAAACGGAACGCCTGACGACATTACAGCGTTTGGTACTGCAACAGTTGATATTCAAAGTGGTTTTTTACTTGATGTGGTAAGTATTCAAGGTGTAGCGTTTAGTACGAGACGATTAAAATCTTCAATAACAACATCATGTTTCGTAAGGCGTTCATTAGATAACTCACAAGATACATTCGGCTATATAGGCGAAGATTTGGACGAGGCGGCAGTATTAGATTTTGTTGGGGCTGGCAACGGGTTTCAGCTTACGCTATACGACCAAAACGGAAGCAATGATGCTACACAGCCATCGGCATCATTACAGCCACAATTGGTAATATCAGGAACAGTCCAAAAAATCAACGGAAAACCTGCTATCTATGTTGACGAGTATTACATGGATTTCACGCCAATATCAGTAGAATGGGCGTTTATTGTAGCGCAACGTACAGGTGCTAATAATGCAGTTGACTGCGTTGTTGGGGGGAGTGCTTCATTTATAGGCTGGGGCGGCAGCATAGGTGCTATAAACGGCATTTACATATATGACGGAATTTCTACGTTTCTCAATAGCGGAATTGATGATACAAATGCACATCAGATGTCTGCAAAGTTTGACTCATCAGCACAATTATGGGTAGATGGGGTTTTAACTGGAACTGCAAATGTACCGTCTGCAACGGTTTCTAGAATTGGTGCAAGAACGGTGAATGAAGCCACTAATAGTCTACGCGGACTAATCGGTGAAATTATACTTACAACAGACGATCAAGCATCAAATCGTTCAACTATTGAATCAAATCAATCAACCTATTGGGGAACGCCATGATTTTACAATTTGACACACAGCAAGAAGCAGACGAGCGTAATAAGTTTGAGGCGTTTAAACGAGGATGTCAAACACCTACTGTTTTCTGGTGGAAACGCGCAGAATTGAACGAAAATTCAGGTAAGTGGGAACTTGATGTAGGCGATGGTGATGGATTGACGGATGAAGAACTTGCAATGGCGATTGATGAAGATTGACGCAAAAGTCATAATGATTCTTTCGCTGATTTGCGTGATTGCGTTTCTCATTTTGCGTAATGGGTGCAACCGTCAAGATGTTGGCAATATTGACATTGAGGCTCTGTATGATAGTCTTGAGCGCGTTATAGTTTCGGAATTACCACCACCAGACACGATTGAAGTTGAAAAAGATGTGATTCGATGGTTACCATCTGCAACGGTTTACGATACAATCTACGTTGACGGTGTAACGAAATACGTCTATAATGACGCGCCAATAGACACGGCAGCGATTCTAAGCCACTATTTAACGCAAGCTGTCACATATATCGACACGATTCGAGATAGTAGCTTACAGGCCGTTATACGAGACACTATATTTAGAAACAAGATAGTAGGTAGGGGGTTTGGTTATAAGCTATTGCAACCAACTACAATCAAGAAAATTGACAATAGAGATAAGTTCCAACTCATTGCATCATTCCAAGCGGGTGGAGGTATGACTTATGCCAACACTCCGAGCGCTTTACACGTTGGCGCAGACTTAGGTTTGAAGTTCAAAAACGGCACTTACATGAGTATCGGTTACATGGCGGGAACTTCGCACTACGCTACGCTAAGAGTAGGTCAGGTTATCCGACTGAAAAAGCGTTAAGTATTTCCTTGTAAAGAAACATCAACTCAGCATCAAAGCATTTGTATTTCTCAAAACGCTGAATAGTTTTCAAACTTCTACCCGTTAAACGCGACATTTCAGATTGAGACATTTTTGACCTACGTAGTGATGTCAGGTCTTGAACTTTTCCGCACCAATGAAGCATAAAATCAGCCTTAATCACCTCAATATCAATATGTTTCTCCATGCGTCAAATTTGTCGTTAAGTTTAGCAATAAGTTGTGGTGCATTAAAACGTCCGCTTCGCCACCACAACAATGTATATAAGCAATAAAAAATACTACTGCTTAGGTTTCTTCAAGGCATATTTCTTTTGCCAAGCTTGTCGCTCAAAATCTAAAAATTCAATAAGGTATTCTAATGCTTTTACCTTATCAAAGTCTTTGATTTCTTCTTCTGTAAAATCGCTTTCTATTTCAAACGTACACTCTTCTGTAGTGTCCATTAAAAACTGCTGTAATTGTTCAAATGTGTATTCCATAATTTTTAGATTTTGTTTAGTGGTTCTATTCCGTATTTTTTACTGCTCATATACTCGACCGTTATGTGTAATTATTTTGCTAATTATCGCTTATTAATAAACTTGTTGCGTAACATAAACCTATTGTTAATACACTAAGCATTAGTAAAGTTCCACGACCTCTAATGTTTGTTGTCATTTCTACAAACCACAAAGGGTCAAAGCTTATAAACCAGCCTATACCATAAACCACCGCAAAACAACATACACATAACAACGTGTATAAAAAATACTTATTTGTCTGCTTAATTCTTAAATTTTTCATCTTTACTTTTTTTATTTATTAATATTAAATTCTGTTTATTTTTAATCGTACTTTTCATACACCCAACCGTTGTAAAACATAAGTCACAGACTTTCACCATCTAATTCAGCATCAAGATAGGCTTGCGAGTTAGCTTCATCAGGGGTCAACCCGTCTTTGTAATAATCCTCATAATGGTATTCATCTACATAGTGTATATTTTCATCTGTGTGTTCTGAATCTGCCTCATAAAGCAGTCGTTTACATTCCTTTTTCCAATCTTCAAATGGCATTTTCATCACATTTACGTTTTACAACACAGGCTAAAATCAAAAGCCCATATCAGGTTAGTATTTCAATTTGTGTTCAGTAGTTGGGCTTCAATTTTTAGCCAAACCGTTAGGCACAATAAAAAAATACTACGTTCGTGCATCTAAAAAAGAGTGGTTTGAATACTCGGTTTATAACTTGCATCATATCTTTTGTTTTGCCCTTTTGGATAAGGTAGTGTTTCAAATCTAAGTTTTTCATTTAATTTACGTTTTGTTCTTTTGTCTGCAACAAAGTAATAATATCTTGCCTTTCCAGTAGTTAGTTCTATTCTATCAACTAATTCAGGGTTTATTTTATCTTCGTGCCTTTGGTGTCTTTCTGTTCCATCTTTCATTATGTATATTTTTTGACCTTCACCACCTATTCCAGTATAAACCCAATTAGTTGCTTGGTAAATATACCCGTGATGCCCTTGTCTTAAATCTGAATAAGATATTATTACTTTTGGTTTGGGTAGCATATTCAGGCATTGGGAAATAAAAAATGAAGTAGTATTCCTTTCAAGGTCATCATTTGTAATTAGCCTGTTAAGTTCTAATAAGTCATAAGGTTCCCAAGCCTTCATTTCAATATAATTTGGTGGCATACCAAAAGAACAAACACCCACAGTTATATTATTTTCGTTTAAAAGGGCAAAACAAAAACTAACACTCGGTATTCTATGAGCATAATGTTTCTTTAAAAACCACTCTTTTACCGTTTCTGTTTTTATGCTTTGTACCCTGTATTTATCTTTTATGCTCATTTACCGTATTTTTTAAAAGTGCCTAACAATGTGTATAAGTAATGGCACATAAAACTTTGTAGCTTATTTGAAAATGTGTACAAGTGCCACTACTCATACACTCGTCCATTGGGGCAAATTGCCTTCGGTCATGTTTCTTCATTTAAGATTTTACCCAGCTTAATAACGAAATGCTGACCTTTAGCATTATCGCTCCATTCGGGTCGCGGTTTACGCAACATTATCCCCTTACATTCAACCCTCATGGTAGGTGCGTATTTAGCGTAGCCGTTCCGAAATTGAACAATATCAAAGTCCTTGAAATTGGTTTCATAAACACGAACAAAGCCGTCAGATGTTAATCGTTTAATCCAGTATTCTTTTATGTTTCGATATTCTTCTTTCTTCACTCCTGAAGCAATCATATCGAACCATTTCTTTTTTAGTGTAAGGTGTAATGTTGTCATATGTTAAATCTTAAATTCCCAAAACATTCAATTTGCCCCAACGACCGAGCGGTGAAACGCCACTCAATCCAAACTTCACCCATAGAACAAATCATTCCATGAAACAGTACATCCCCCAACAGGGCATAAAGCAAATGGTGGCGCTTCAAAAGCTACCGTGGAGGCTGCGCCACCACTCGCTTTATCCGCTCGGTCGTTGGGCGTAATTAAACTTCAACTTTTTTCACCTCGTATTTAACGCCATCGTTTGAGTAGTTGTCTGCTATCGAATTTGCAAGCTCATAGTCGTCAATCTTCAAAACATCGCAATCAGGTGCATCAGATGAAACGAAATATCCCTTTTCTTCATTTTGGCAGATATAGAAAACCCACCCACCTTTTTTAGTAAAAATCACGTACATTTTTCATTCAATTAACTACGCCCAACAAAACCTAAAACCAAAAGCGAGGGCGAGTTTCGCTTTCAATTCGTATGTATTCAGTTCGCTTCTGTTTTTAGCCAAACCGTTAGCAACCATTTTCAAGTCGCTCTATCAGGTTGTTTATCGGTTGGTTTGTAAATGAATCTGGCTTGTAGCCCCCATTAATAACATCTTCCATTAAGTCACGTAATTCTTTTATTGTATCTAAATCGCTATCATTAATAAAACGGTTGATAACACTACATATATGTAATGCCTTGTCTTTATCTTCTAAGTTCTGTTCTTTGCTCATTGTTTTAGTATTTTAAGTTGGTGCAGTAATTTATTTAAGGTCGGCACTACACATAGCCAAACCGTTGAGGAAAATCGCCTTCGGTCGAACAAACATAAAACATTTTTGCAAGCAATACAAATAAATTTATATATTTGCATCAAATCAATAATTAAAACCATGACTAAAAAAGTAATTGATAAGGACGTAGCTGTTCCGACTAACTCTGAATCTGGGCTAGGACGTCCACTTAAATATCCGTGGAACAGAATGAAGGAAGGCGATAGCTTTCTTGTGGAATCAGAAAACGCTATTCCTGCGAGTATTTGCAGCGCGGGTGTCAGATACTTTGAAAGGAACGAAAAGCAGTTGAAAGTAATTTACAGAACCGTTGAAGGTGGGTTTAGGTTTTGGGCAATAGCTAAGTAATAACAATTAAAACAACAACGATGAAAGTAGAAGTAAACGAAAGCAAATCAGAAAAAGACATTGAATTTCCTTGTTTGATGAAATTTGAAGAAACTATAATTCTAGCAACTGAATATGGTTGTCAAGGGATAGAAGGGTTTTGTCTTAAAAAAGGCAAGTCATTTAAAGAAGTTGGTGATTTTCATGACAGTTGGACAATTGATTTCAAACCATTCAAAGGCACTATAACCCTATCAAACGATTAAAAAAGGGAGCGCACGAAGCAACTCCCATAAACACAAATAGACACACGAAATTACGAAACAAATGAGGCAGATAAAATTTAGATACAAATGGAATGGTAATTGGTATTACATCGACTTTAAAAACGACAATCTTAGGGAAAAGTTTGAGGAATACGAGAACAGAAAAACAACGCATCTTGAGCAATTCACAGGATTGAAGGACAAGAACGGTGTTGACATTTACGAGGGTGATATAATCACCTACGATGGAGTAGATGGAGACGCTAGTTTTAACCGTAGAAAATCAAATGTTATTATGTGCGAAGACGGATGTATAACTCCTTTTTATGAAGATTACGGAAGTTCTTCTGGGGTTTTATATCATTCTGAATTTAATTTCGATAGCGTTGAAGTAATCGGAAATATTCATGCCGACAATTAGAATAAAATGAGAAAAGGAATAATCAACATGATTCACAACTCTAAAGACCTTGACGAATTGCATAAGGTCTGGGAACAAATCAAACAGTACAACTTATGGCAAGATGAAACTATCATGAGTTGGTACGACTTCAAGTACAATTTAATAGGAAACATTTAAACAAATAGACAAATGGACAAGCTAGAAGCACTAAAGAACCCAATTAAACCGCACGAAATACATTGGCGGATTCAAAGCGCAAGAAACGGAAAAACAACCGTAGTTCCTTACCTAACTAACCGTTGTGTAATGGAGCGATTTGATGAAGAGTTTGGTGCGTTAGGATGGAAAAATGAGTTCGTAGAATGGCGCGGAAAAGGTGTTAAATGCGGTATATCTGCAAGGCATGAGCATAGCGGTGAATGGATTACAAAGTTCGATGGTGCAGATGAAACCAATATTGAATCTACAAAGGGCGGTTTTTCAGATAGCATGAAAAGGGCTGCCGTTCAATGGGGTTTAGGTCGCGACCTATACGATTATCCAATGATTCAAATTCAAGGTGAACACAAATACCTAAGCCGACAACACGAATCAGAACTAAACCAAATAGCTGAAAACATAAGCACAGGTCAGGCGGTTTCCGATTATGTTTTAATTGGCGCAAGCACACCACCTAAGAAGCAAACTGCACCACCTACTGCACCACCTAAGACAGTAATCAAAGATGGTTCAAATGAATACATGGCTATTGTCGATTGGATTGTTAACGGCAAAGTCAACAAGGATGGTGAGTTGGTTTACGGCACTTTAGAAAAAGCTAAGAAAACTTACAGCATCTCAGAAGATGTTGAGAATAGCCTAAAGCAAAAGATTCAATCACTAGCAGAATTGTCATAATGGAATGGATAAGCGTTAAAGACGAGTTACCAATCGTAAATATTGAAGATGGTGACTTCAAAACAAGTAAAAAAGTAATAGCGTTTTTTAGGAACAAAGAACATTATTGGTGCGAATCAGTAACCCTTAAATTGTGGTGCGAAGATGATGAGCCTGAATGGTATTATGACTACGATAGCGAAATTGTTACAGGAAATAAAATAACTCATTGGATGCCACTGCCTAAACCACCAAAGCCATGAGTAAAGAACTTTGGGAACATCAGCGCGAAACGCAGATAATGGCTAAGATGGACGCGGTAACCTTCATGGAAATTCCAGAAGAAACACGCGAACAGATGGACGTTAAGGAAATAGACTTTCCAGAATGGCGAAAGGTGTACGAACAGGATTATAAATGGAAGGAACTGCACAAAGATTTCGTTGAGAAGCTGAAAGCACGTAAGGAAAGGGAAGCGCAAATAAGAGCAGAGAACAAATGACCGACCCATCTAAACAGATTGAGGACTTGAACGCCTACGTAAACAGGTACTACAATTGCAACCGTCAAGATGGTAACGAGTTGTCGCTATTGCTTCAGAAGATAACCGCGCTATTGTACTACTTAGAAAGCGTCAGAAGCGATGTCCACGACCTTTACGAGAATAAGGTCTATGAGTTGGTCAAAGATGGTTCAAGCGTTGCAAGGGCTATCAATGAGGCTAATGTAGCTTATCCTCAGATGTACCAACTTAGGCGCATAATGACTTCGGGGTATAGGATAGCCGATGCAATACGTACCAACATTAGTTATTTAAAATCAGAGCGCGGCACAATTAGCTAAAGTTTTTTTGAAAGTTCTTGTTTAATAAATATTTATGTGTAGATTTGTGTAACACAAACACAGATAAACACAATAGACATGGAAATTACAATTGAACAAATGGAGAAAGAACTAAGAAACATTAACTTTTTTGTAGGTGGTTTAACCGATGAAGGTATTAAGCATTACTATAAAAAAATGAAGTCTCAAAATAAGATAGCATAATAACGCCCCACAAACTAAACACAATGGAAAAAGAAACAACAGTAACTTGGAACGGTTTAAAGCTGACCGTTCACTACGAAGAAAACGGCTATCCTGATGTCATTCTACTTGACGTCTATTGCGAAGATGCACCGATAACATTCCTTGAAAAGGTGCAGGAATGCAAAGACATTGTAGGCGAGGTTGCTACATTGGTCGGTGAGGTCTGGTCGGAAACAATCAACGAAGAACCAGACATCTTTGACCGCGCTGATTATTATTACGAAATGCAGAACGAGAAATGAAAATATACGTAGGAAAAAATAAGAAACAGGCTAAAGAAATAAGTCTAAAAGAATTGATTGCTAAATGCTTGAAGAGTGAAGATTGTGAAGTGTTGGATATTGATAGGTTTTCGGACGACAGTGCAAGCTGGTTATCTCTGAGAAAGGACAATAAAAAATACGTTATTGATTTGCAATTCGATTTTGATGTAGAAGATGATAACATCATTGAGGGCTTTGAAATATGGAAATCCAACTATGTTTTGGATGAAGAAAACATGAAAAAAATAATATGAAAAGATACGCAGTAACCATAGACCTTTACGTGTACGCTGATTCTGATCAAGATGCTATCAAACAAGCTGATGACATTGCTAAACAGATGGACTTGGACAACGACAACAAGGCAAGCGTCCAGAGCATACACGAGCAATCATTCGGACAACTAACTTCAAGAAAAGTGAAATGAAACACACAGACAGCCAAAGACAACGCCTAAAGGACTATCTCGACAAAGGACAATCAATCAACCCTTTGCAAGCGTTCAATCAAATAGGCACAATGAAACTATCAACCAGAGTGTCAGAATTGATTAACGAAGGTTATCCAATTAGCAAAGAATGGGTAACAGTTCAGAATCGGTTTGGTGAATATGTTAGGGTTATGAAGTATTCAAAGCTATCTTGCAAGTATGTTAAAAGGCATGGTGAAAGTTGTACGCTAAACAATAACTGTAAATACCCAAACTGTTAAATGCGTAGAGCAGCCCGTGTTGATAGTAATCAACCCGAAATTGTAGAAGCATTGCGGAGGTTTGGCGCTGCCGTATTAGTGACAAGCCAACTAAAGGGCGCAATGGACTTGCTAGTTGGGTACAATGGCAATACATACATTGTAGAAGTCAAAGATGGGGATAAACCACCAAGCCAAATAAAACTAACCAAAGGTGAATTGAAATGCAAAGCCATGTTTGAAGCGGTAGGCGTTACATACCACGTAATTAAATCAGTTGACGAGGCTATTGAACTAATCAACCAATGAAACCAAACGAGCTAATACACTCTACAAGCGTAGGAAAGGTTTATTACAAGTGGACTGATGGTAAGGGTGTAAGACACTATCTTATCAAGTTCAAGGACGGTAGAACGCTTTGGACTAACTCGATTGACATTGTCAAAGATGAACTAAAGGAAAAGGAAAAGACTAACGATAATCAACTCAACTTGTTTTAATCACAATGGAAAGGTCAAAGATAGAATTGCACAACATGGACTGCATGGAGGCCATGAAACAAATGCCTGACAATGCTTTTGATTTGGCTATTGTTGACCCACCTTATGGTATTGATTTAGCTAATATGAATATGGGTACAGGCAAATCAAAAAAAGCGTCTAAAATAGAAAACCGTAAATGGAAGCCTAAAGATTGGGATAAAAATACACCTACAAAAGAATACTTTGATGAGCTTTTTAGGGTGAGTAAAAATCAAATTGTTTGGGGCGGGAATTACTTTAAACTACCACCTTGTTATGGTTATGTGATTTGGGATAAAGAAATACCTATAGGTTTGTCTTTTTCTGATTGTGAAATGGCTTGGCATAGCTTTAAGAAAGCAGCGAGAATGTTTAGATATTCTGCATACCTTGACAAAAAAAGCAAGTTTCATCCAACCCAAAAGCCAGTCAAACTATACGATTGGCTGTTGAGAAACTACGCAAAGGAAGGCGATAAGATATTAGACACACACCTTGGCAGCGGCTCTATTGCTATTGCTTGCCACAACCTAAAGTTTGATTTAGTAGGCTATGAACTAGATTATGACTACTTTAACGCGGCAACAGAACGGCTTGAAAAACACAAACGACAATTACAATTATTCTAAACAACAATCAAAATGAGCAACGAATTAACAGGTAAAATCAAAGTAATCAGCGACACGCAAACGTTCGAAAGCGGGTTTCAAAAGCGTGAGTTTGTCGTAACAACTAACGACCCGAACTATCCACAGGACATCAAACTTGAGTTTACAAAAGACAAGTGCGGCATTTTGGACACTTACAAGGTAGGTCAGGATGTGAAGGTTAGCTTCAATCTTAGAGGTTCTTATTACGAGCCTAAAGACGCTTACTTCGTCAATCTTCAAGCGTGGAGAATTGAGTTGAACTCAGAAGATGGTGTTGACCATATCGTACATGAAGCGAAGGTTAACGCACAGCCTAAAAATGTTGATGATGTTGGCGAGGATGATTTGCCGTTCTGATGTACAATGTTATAATTGTAGTTGTGGCGAGCTTCGGGGTGTCCTCGGAGGAGATGAAAATCTTTTGAGACACAACTACTTTTAATTAAGAAATAAACCGTATATTGCGGTGTCGCTTCTCCACAATGAGCGATTCGTAAAACCTCAGTATTATGAAATTTTATTTAGCCGATACGGGAAAAACAACAGGCCAGCTGAGGTGTCTTGTTGGGCTTTGGAGAGCCTCCCGTTCGGTATTTAAAAACCTCAGCAAATGGGAAAATTCAAAAAAGATTTAATCTACGATAACCAAACATCTCTTTGGGGTTCTAAAGAAATAGTTGGTTTTGGTAGTGAGGATTGGCACGTTAGAGAGATTGATAGAAATCTAGCTAACGAAGTCATTGTTAAAAACCATTATTCAAAGAAGTTTTATAACGCTACATACATTCATTTGGGTGCATTCATAAACGGTGAAATGCTAGGCGTTTTACAATATGGTTATGCTATGAATCCTGCAAGCTGCGGTAGTGTGGTAGAAGGTACGCAAATGGATGAATACTTAGAACTCAATCGAATGTGGTTAGATGACAAGGCGGAACGAAATAGCGAAAGTAAAGCCATAAGCTATTCACTTAGATACATACGGTCAAAGTTTCCAAAAATAAAATGGATTCAAAGTTTTGCGGATGAACGTTGCGGATGCTTTGGAATAGTTTACCAAGCTGCAAGTTTTGACTTTTACGGTGAACACGTTTCTACTTTTTGGACTATTGACGGTGAAGTTTACCACAATAGCTTAATGACAAGAAACCCGAAACTTAGTAAAAGTGCAAAGTTTTTACAGGACAATAAAGAACGTGCCACAAGTGAAGAACTAAGACAATTTAGATACATTAAATTCATTGATAAGCGTTGGAAGAAAAAGTGTTTGCTTGAGGAGAAGCCGTATTTGAAACATTATAACAACGACTGAAATGGCTAAAGACAAGAAATCTTTTGTCGCTTACTGCGATTGGTTAGAATCATTTGAAGAACTTTCAGACGAAGAAGCTGGGAAGCTAGTTAAACATCTTTTCAGATACGTTAGCGACTTGAACCCAGATGCTCCCGACAAGCTAACAAAAATGATGTTTATTCCGATTAAGCAAGCGTTGAAACGCGACCTTAAAAAGTACGAAGGGTACATTCAGAAGCAAGTTGAGAACGGTAAAAAGGGCGGTAGACCTAAAAAGCCAACAAAACCCAAAAAACCCAAGCCTTTTTCTGAAAACCCAACCGAACCCAAAAAAGCTGATAATGTTAATGATAGTGTTAATGTTAATGATAGTGGTAATGAGTTCTTTAAAAATGAAGAACTAAATAGTGTTTTTTTGGATTTTATTGAGCATCGAAAGCAGATGAAAAAGAAGATGACCAATAAGGCGATAACTATGATGGTAAACAAGCTGAAAAATCACAAGCCAAATGTTGCTATTAAGATGCTAGAGAACAGCATTGAGAATGGTTGGTCTGGTGTGTTTGAATTGAAAGGAAGCGACAAACCAAAAGAATACGACTTTAAAAACTTTGACAACGTAGAATACCCATGAGCCACATTCAAGACTACCTTAACAACATTAACAAGAACGAGAACCGTTTGCATTTAAACCAATACGGTGAAGAGAAATTCAAAGGTGCTAGAGCTACATTTGTAGAATGCTGTAAGTCAGTTGTTCCGAAATGGCAGGACAAGCACCCAGATGTTACTGACAACCTAGTTAGATACATTGTGCAATCAAAAAGGTTTGAAGGCGACTTAACTAAAGGTTTGATATTGGTCGGAAGTACGGGTGTCGGAAAAACAGTTTATTTGAAAGCGCTTAGTTTGATAATGGGTTACTCGCATCAATTCAGGTTCAAAATTTACACTGGTTTTGAAATGGAGCGAATATACCAGCTAGACCAGTCGCATTCTGATGCTTACCCGCTAGAATCAGCTTTGTCAAGTAAGATGTTCGGAATAGATGATTTAGGCGAAGAACATAGTTCGATTAAGCGTTATGGAACTGAGATAAACGTAGGCATTGACACCCTTACCCGAAGACATCAACTGTACGTAAACAAAGGTTATCTGACATTTGCAACTAGCAACTTGAATATTGATATGATTTGCAAGAAGTACGGCCAAAGAATCGAATCACGTGTTTACGAAATGTTCAACGTAATAGGGGTTAAAGGCGAAGATTTAAGAAAAACGAAATGACACTACTAGCAATATTAAGCGCGGCTATCACGCTTGGAATGGTAGCACAATTAATAATCACAGATAACCAAAACAAATAGACAAATGGAACATCAAGAACGAGAACGAATTATTGAAATACTAAATGAACATGGAAGCATGATAGGTAACGATTCAAGAGAAACAAACGAACTAATTAAGCTGATGAAACAACTGAACTGCTCAACTCAAAACAAAACACTAGAAGCTAAAATCAAATCTGAAATGCTTTACTTAGCTAATGTGATGGGGTATGTTTGCGATAAGAAAACGAACAAATCAAGGCAAAAAGAAGTAATCGCTCAAAGGGATGCGATTGCAAGGCTTACTTTTCAGAAGTACGACAAATACACTAGAATCAATCAAGTTGTTGCAGAGTTCTTTGACAAAGACAGAACAACGGGAATTCACATGAACTACCGAACGGAAACAAGACATGAACTCAAAGACTATCTGTTCATGTACTATTACAATAAGTTAGTTGAAGAATCAGTAAAAGAAGCGGCATAGCGCGCCAAACAACAGGAATCAATAACAAACAAGTGCTATCAACTCAGGTAGTGCGATAAAACACACTAAGATGAAAACAGTAACTAAAGAACAGGTAAAGAAAGCGTTGAACAACCGAACGAAAGAAGATATACTCAATGAACTATTCCCGCCTGAGTTCAAAGCGGGAGAATGGGTTATTGGTTGGCATAGTAAATCAACTCCTGACAATTTTCATGAAAAAGCATGGCAGATTGAGGAAATTAAAGGTAAATACGTTTATCGAGTTGGTTTAGAAGGATACAATACAGAAATAGACAACATCCGCCACGCCACACCCGAAGAGATAGAATCTGCTACTTGGAAAGAGGGGGAGTTGTATCGGGTTAAAAAAGAGAGGGGTTGGTGTTTGAGGGTTTCAGCTAATGTGGTTGGACATTTTTACATTTACGGATATTACGACGGACAACCAATACCTTGCAAAACCTACGAAAAGATACAAACTTGCAGTTGCGGATTCTGCGTTAAAAAGAAGGAAGGATGAAACAGCACAACATCTACTTAGAGAAACGCTACATGATTCCTGCTATCATTGCGGGGGTGTGGGTTGGAATTAACATAGCTAATTGGTTGATGCAATGACAATCACAGAGTACCTAATATCAATTCACAAAGATTGGGCTTTCATTCTGAGTGATGAACCTGAGAAGCAATTAACGCTATTCGATTAAAGTTTTTTTGAAAAACACTTGCGGGTTAAATACTTTTGTGTAGATTTGTGTAACACAAAACGACAAAGACATGACAACTCAAGAAACTTTTAAATTAGCAAACGAAATAACAGAAAAACAAGCGTTGAACATCGTTTCAGAATGGGAAAACAACAATGATTCTAAAAGCATTGAAACCTATACTATTTTAAGAAGGTTAGGCGACTCTGTTCAATTGGCTTGTGCTATGACAATAGCCGAAAAAGAAAATGACAAAGGGTGTTCTGAAATGTACAGGATTGCTTATGCTTCTTGATTTTGTCCAGTTTTTTAACTAATAAACAAGACAAACACATGAATAAAGAAATTGAAAATCAACAAGATACAGGAAACTACCTATTGACCAAATCTGATGTAGGTGGAATTATATGAAATCATGAAAGAAACTAAAAAGCAATTAAATTACATTAGGTTTATAGAGGAAGAAACGGGTGTAAAATACAATGGAACTACAAAATCGGAAGCAAGTAAATACATATCTGAAAACAAAGATAAAATACCATACTCTTCTACTGTGAATATGTGGTCATTAGTAAAAGGATATTAGTTTTCATTATGATAAAGCTGTGAAGGGAATCAGCTAGACCAAAATCCCACAATTAAACTTGCGAAGACAGAATGGTGCAGCAAGTTAGCCCTGACGAAACGTTGGGGCTTTTTTGTATCTTTGAAGTATGGCACACCCAACAAGAATATTCAATACGCCTGACGAACTCGAAAAGGCTTGGAATGAATATAAGGATGATTTAAAAGAAAGGTCTAAAGAATGGCCTATTGTTCAGTATGTTGGAAGAAACGGAGATAAGAAAATTCATTATCCAAAGTTGCCTAAAACAAAAGATGACTTTGAGGTTTGGTGTAAAAACAAATATGGATGTGTGGAACAGTACTTTAAAAATCAAGATGGATATTATGATGACTTCATTCCCCTCTGTTCGCATATTAGGAAAGAGTGCAGAGCCGACCAAATTACTGGAGGTCTACTCGGACAATACAACGCAAGCATCACACAACGATTGAACGGACTAGCAGATAAGACCGAAACCAAAGACACCACAGAGCCGCGAGTGTTTAAAATTGACTGATGTTCGAGGTAACCACAGCGGTTAGAAAGATGCTTGCCTTAAAAGGTAAGAACAAGATTATACAGGGTGCTACTTCAAGCGGTAAGACCTACGGCATCATTCCGATACTTTACGACAAGGCACTTGAAACGCCCAACACGCTGATAACTATTGTGGCTGAGACAATACCATCATTGAAGGATGGATGCGTTAAGATATTCCAAGATTTCATGTTTAACGAAGGTAGATGGCGTGAGGATTGTTGGTTGGGAAACCCGATGCAATACACGTTACCTAATCGCTCAAAGCTGCAATTCAAGTCCTTTGATAGCGAAGGAAAAGCAAAGGCAAGCGGCAAGCGTGAAATACTGTTTATCAACGAGGCTAACCACGTACCATTTGCAATAGCTGATGCGTTGATGATACGTACAACTAGAGAGGTTTGGATTGACTTCAATGCAGATAGTGAGTTCTGGGGTCATACTGAACTACTCAAAGAGCCTAACACGGACTTTCTAAAACTTACCTACTTGGACAATGAATCCATTCCTTCGGGTACGTTAGAGAAGATGCTGACACGTAAGGCCAAAGCGGAACAAGAAGAACGCGAAGGACGAAAGGGCTATTGGTGGAACTGGTGGCAAGTTTATGGACTTGGTGAGATAGGAAGGCTGCAAGGTGTAGTCTTTAACAATTGGTCAGAGATAGAACGAGTGCCAGACGGTGCAAGGTTTATCGGTTACGGTGTTGATTTTGGTTACACGAACGACCCTACGACTGTTGTCAAAGGTTACGAGTATAACGGTCAAAGGATATACGATGAGGTGGTATATCAAACGGGGTTACTCAATAACGACATTGCAGACCTATTGAAAGCTAACGGAATAACGAAACGCGATATTGGCTATGCTGATAGTGCCGACCCGAAAAGCATTGCAGATATAAACCGCTATGGATTCAGGTTGAAGCCCGTTGTAAAGGGTGCTGATTCAATCATGTACGGTGTAGGTTTGATGCAGGAGCAACCGTTCAAGATAACGAGTAGGTCGCTTAACTTTAAGAAGGAGTTGAATAACTACTGTTGGGCAAAGGACAAGGACGGCAGTGAGATAAATAAACCGATAGACGCATTTAATCACGCTATTGATGCTGCGAGATATTTAGAAATGATGGTTAAATTAAAACCCGTTTACAAACCGATAAAAATGAGATACTAATGAAAAAGATACTAATAGCAATAACAGCTTTGACAATTGTAGGATGCCAAGAACAATCGTGTACGGAGTGCGTACAGACCATTACGGTCAAGTATTACTCACCAAGTTCAGTTGTGATAAAAAAAGAAGAGAGTGAGAACGTGAGAGTGATTTGCGATGAAGATGCATTGGAAGGTGTAGATGGTGCTTTCGTAATGAGTGAGGAGAGTTTCGGTAATAAGGGGCACTACAAGCAAACGACAAAGTCAACCACCTGTAATTGAAAACAGCCATAACAATAAACGGTAACCCCGTTGAAGTTCCAAGCGATTGGAGCGAAATAACATACGGGCAATTCCTACGGTTAAAGGATGCTGACACGGACGCTAAGATACTTTCAGTCTTTACGGGTGTTGATAGTCATCACTTCGAAGATATTGCACCTAACGTCCTGCAAGCGATTCTATTGCCAACGTATGAATTAGGTGAAGTGCCGACTATTGATGAACCTTTGATATTAGGTAAGCCAGTGCCAACGTCTATCGGCAAGATGGAATACGCAAGGAAAGTGAACTGCGACAACCTGCAAAAGAAATACTCAGATGAAGAAGTTGTTGGTAGGATGGTTGCGGTGTATTGCGCTGATGGTATCAAGGATGAGGATATTGAGGCAATGCATGAACGGCTACTTAACGAACCGATAACACAAGTCATATCGGCTGGTAAGGTTATTTCCGACCAATTTATTGAGTTGCAGAAATCAGAGGAAAAGATACCATCGCCACAGTATGAAAGCGAAGAACTAAGGGCGGGAATCAAAGAGTTTGCTAAGTATGGAGTGTATGGGTTGGTGCGTGGCATAGCATTGCGGCACGGTTGCACAATGGAAGATGTTTACAAATGGCCTTATAATTCCGTACTTTTGGAACTACGCATATCGGCAGAAGAAAATGCGTATCAAAGGAAGTTGAACAAGATATTGAGTAAGCAGAAATGACAATAAACACTATCACATTAGCAACAATCGCAGTTTTATCAGTGTTAATGCTTGCTACCTATTTCTTTAATGACATTCATAATACATGCAAAGGAAGGGATGAGCCAATACGAAAGATTACGCATTGTAAAAACGTAATTTTTTACTTGTTCTTTTGTTGTTTGTGGTTTGGATTGTTGTGTATAGTATATTTAAGCAAATGAGCAGCATCATAACCATAATCGAGAGCGTTGTTAACGACATTCCAAGTAAGCCGAATTTCATACACGGTCAAAAGGGTTGGCAGAACATTGAAAGCGATGAAAGCGCGTTTCCTGCTGTTTACTTAGATGAGCCTATAACAAGCGATGACACGTTTCATCAAGGCGGTCTGGTCGAAGAAACCTATCCTTTGCAAATGATGTTCTTGGACAAAACAGAACTAAGGCAAACACCCGAACAGTTGCGGCCAACGGTTGATGCTATGCGAGAACTCAGGTGGCAGTTTGTTCTAAGGATGAAAGCAAAGAAGAACGTAAACGGTGAACACATCTTCAGAGAGATAACCAACATTAGGACTATTGACGTTTACAATGTATTTGATGTGAATATATCAGGCGTTATTATTACATTCAATGTCACACCACTAAATTCAGATTCAGTATGCGTGTCGTAAAAGGCGGAACAAAGAAAGTCAGCGAAAGGAAACAGCGTAAGAAGTGGCAAGATGACAAAGCTAAAGCCGTTCATCATGTTATGGGTAACCTTGTTCGTGATGCTCAGAAGATGGAAAGTAAGGTTATCAATAAGATACTCGTTGACCACTTAGGCCGTAAGCTAACGTTTGAAGATGTGGGCAAGATTGAGCGGGTGAAAACAGATAACGGCTACGTTTTGAAATATGACAATGAGATGATAGGAGAACTACGTACCTTTCACCACAAAGACAAAGACGAGGACAAGAACTATCAGATAACCTTTCAACCATTCTAATGGGTTATATTGAAATAATAGATGATGAGAATAACATGGTTACTATTGACCAAAGATGGTATCATAGGCTTTTGGCCGCGAAAGACAAACTTGATTTAGTAGGAAAGGGATGGATAAGCGTTGGCGAAAGACATCCAAAAGCGTTTGAAATACTTGAGGGAATAGATATGCCGAACAGAACAGTACACAGGTGTCATCTTGTTTGCGGAACTTTTCAAGACACAAAAACAAGTAAGGAGGTTAAAATCACTCATTGGAAATACGCAACTGAACTACCGTAATAATGAGTGTAACGAAGAAACTACTTGAAAAGATAGGCGAAGGGCTTGTGAAACAGTTCAAGGATAGCATTGAGCCTGTCAGAGCGTCTGGACGCACCGCTGATAGCATTCACGCGGTTGCAACAGATTCAAGTGTTGAGGTATTAGCAGACCGTCACATTTGGGCGTTGGAGGATGGGAGAGGTCCGACACGTTCGGGAGCGAAGGCAAGCAACCCTACATTGTTTGAACGTATCAAAGAGTGGGCACAGATACGCGGAATAGTTACCAATGTGAGCGACCCTAAAGAATTAGGAATAGTATACGCTATCACTAAGAAAATTCACAAGAAAGGTTGGAAGCCGAGATTAGACAAGCCGTTGACAAAGGTCATACAGTCCATTGATGAAGATTCGTTATTACGTGATTTGATTGCGTCACAGGTTACCATCTACAATGACAGAGTTGTTAAATCAGTTAAAGAACTATGAGTTTCTTAATAACACGCAGACCAGAAAAGCTATTCACAGGAACGATAAAGTTCAGTAGGTGGACTGCATTATCGAACCCTTACATATTTGAGTTTACCCGTGCTGACTTCAATGTTTTCAACACCGCAATCCGTAACGCTTACTCAACAACATTACCAACGGTCTGGACAAATGCAAGTCCAATTCTGTTGCCTTTATACATTCAAGCGGGCGATAACATCTACGTGAATAGCGGTGTGTATAACGGGGTTTACGAAGTTGAATCTGTAAACGGTCAATACATAACGCTAAATACTCCGTTTATTGGTAACGGTGGTTCTGGACGTGTTAACCTAGCTGAATCAATTAGCAACTTCAAAGCGTCAATTTCGGTACATGATGCGGTAACAAATAACGTTATTGACACGTTCTACCCAAAGCCCGATAGTACAGGTTTCTTATTGCAAGACGTTTCGGGCGTTATTCGTTCGGTTGTTGAAACAGCTTTCGATGCCAATCAATCGGACATCAATGTTGCTAACAAAGGAATATCAGGCAGCTTCTACATTACTTACGGTGCTACCTACACTTTGACAACAGTAGCGGGTGAATCGTTTGACTTTACGATTGAAGATGTTCAAGACCCGAACATTTACTATTGGATAAGTGCAGCTAAACAGATAACGGGTGATGTTTCTAATGGTATAGATGGTATCGGTCAGAACATGAAGGAATACGTACCGAAAAACATCAGCGGTTCGGATGCTAAGTTCTTGACCATGTTTGAGCGTCCTACCTACTTTGAAGGGTTTCCGTTTACGTTGTCGTTCCTTTACGATGCTGACTTTGAAGATGTCTACTTAGATAGACACCAACAAGATGTTAATGTCAACGGGGTAGATGTTGGAGCAGAATCAGAGGACACGCTATTGGTAACTGGTAAAGGGTATGTAAATCAAATGAAAGTCAGGACACCCAACACGGGCGCGTCAGCTTTTGAGGTTTGGTTAGAAACGGGTGACGAAGTTGAAAACGGTTACGTGCTTGATGGGTATTTCGCAACAGGCTACGCTAACGCAAATGCAGGATAATGAGAGTAACGGAAATACTAACGGTTGATTATGTTGATTGCACGCCTGAGCAACCATTTCAATTAGCGTGGTTAAACTCTTTGGGTGGTGTTGATACATGGGTGTTCCAAAGACATCAGGAATACAAGTTGGACGCAAAGGACATGGACGAGTTCATGCCAGTTATCAACTATCTGCAAGTATCTAACGGTCGGCAACGGGTGTTGAAGAAAGACGCTTATATGATGGTAAGACTTGGATATGAGCAATTGACGCAGCAACAGGTAGTTGGAATTAAAGAGTTACTAATAAGTCCGTTAGTTAAGTGGATTGACGGAACTAACGAAACGGTTGTAATTGTAAAAGATGGTTCGTTTGATTTATATGATACGGGTGAAAGCAAATTCAATTTAGAGTTTGACATTGTAATGCCTAAACTTTACACCAATTCGTTTTGAGTGATTTGATCATTAAAATAGGAGACGATGACATCGACTTGAAAGTTGATGAAGTAATTGCTATTACCAAACAGGCGGCAAAGGTCGGAGACTTCTCAACCGTGTTGGCAGATGGTACTAACGAGGTGAAGATACCGTTGACACCACGTAACATAGCGATACTTGGTAACGCTCATATCATTGAAACCGATAGCGAAAAGCCTTATTCACGTTTGGACGCTACATTGATACAAGAAGGTTACCAAACAATCCAAGATGGTTACGCAATAGTAAAGAGTTCAGCTAACGACTTTTCATTGCAGTTGATAGGCGGTAACGCTTCGTTCTTTGATTTGATTAAAGACATAGAACTTCGCGACTTAGAGTTATCGGAATACGACCACTTCTGGACAAATGGAAATGCGTTCATTCAACGCAACAGAACAGAGGGGTTGATTTACGCAGTGTTTGAACAAGGCATGGACGAGAACACCATGCGGACTTATAGTTCAACACCTAACGACAGGTTTGCGGTACATACCGATATGCTTCTTCCATCGTTCTACGTTAAGACGTTGGTTGAAAAGATATTCAGTGAGCAGGGTTATTCGTTTGTCACAGATCTATCAACCGAAGATATTTACGACAAGGCTGTTCTGTTCTGTTCTGAAATAGGGAACAGGGGTGAGGATATGAGTTACCACGATGCGACCGTCCGAAACTTCGCAGACCAAACAACGGTATCGGGTGACTTTCCAGATGGTGAAACGTTTCGATTGTTTGCAGATGCAACGGTTGACGCTCCGACATCAAGTTACACATCGGGTGCTGAGTTCTTAACTGCATTGCAAGGTGATGGAACAGATGGAAGTAGATTCAATTTAACAGATAGCTGTTCGTTAACCGTTGACCTTGAATTGGAGATTGATAATCCACCAAGTCCTAACGGAACGGTGCAGGTCACGTTCTACGTTGACCACACAACAGAATCGGGAATCGTAACCGAAAACTTAGGAACGTTTGACGCTGTTATTGGTACTAACAATTACTCACTAACGGTTGATATTGACGTTGAGGAGTACGAAGGCGAAAACTACTTCGCACCACGTTTTACTTACTTCACATCAACACCTACGTTCTCACCTTTGATTGTCAAAGAAGATAGCACGTATTCAGTTAGTAACGTTACGTTGTTGTATAACACGGAAGTGTCAAGCGTGTTTCCATTCAACTACCTTATCAGAGGGTTGTACTTGCCAGATATGAAACAAGGTGAGTTTCTTAAAGAGTTGGCGCGAATGTATCAATGGGTTTTTGATGTTGACGAAAGGACGCGAACAGTAACGGCTAAACGCTTTGACCAAATAAAGGAAAGCATACCCGAAGCGGTTGACCTATCTGAAAAACTACACGCTGAGGACATCGTAATCAATTACGGTCTGGATGGTTTCGCACAAACAAACGCGCTGAGATACCAAGAAGATGACGAAACCAAATACGATGCGGTTGGTTATATTGACGTTGCTGACACTACTTTAAAGGCCGAAAAGAACTATGTTCAGATGTCCACCTTTGCGGCAACCTCAACGCGATTAAGGTTTGAAACGGTCAACGCACCTTACGTGCCGATATTTGAAGAAGGTTCACCCGCTAACGGGTTGACAGATAGAATCCTATTAGTTAGGCGGTCGAATCCATTCGATGAAAATGTGAACTTTTATCGTGCAGGTAGTTCACCCGAAAACCTGCCAACGGATGACTTGACCTTTGCATACTTCGCAGAAGCGGGAAACAATGATAGTTTAGACTTTCCTACGTTGATTAGACGCTTCTATCAAACGGTTATTGATATGAATGTGAAAGGTAAAACGGTTGACTGTAAGCTGAATCTAAACATCAAGGACGTTCAAAACTATGACCCTTTCAAACCCGTTTACATTGAGCATTTCGGGAACTATTTCTATTGGGAAAAGTTGAGCAACTATGTTAAAGACAAGTTGACAAAAGTCAAACTGATTAAGATATAAGCAATGGCAGAAGAATTTACAAGACTGGTCAAAATAGGAATAGACGAATCGTTTATCAAAGCTAGTATTGCCAATGCTGACAGGTTAGCTAAGTCAATAGACGAACTCAAACAAACTAAAAAAGAAGAGGGTCAACTATCTGCCGAACAAGAAGGGCGACTAAAGGCCTTAACGGCTGAACGCAACAAGAACATTCAAGTAGTCAAACAGGCTAACCTACTCACTTCTGAAACCATCAAAGGTCAGGAAAGGCTAAAAGCGCAACTATCTGTTTTGACGGCTCAGTACAACAAGCTAACGACTGAAGAACAGAACAACACCAAAGAAGGTCAAAGGCTGCAAAAGCAGATACTTGACACCACTAACGAACTCAAGGCTAATGAAAAAGCGGTAGGTAATAACCGTAGAAACGTAGGTAATTACGAGGATGCTTTGAAGGGCGTAGCTGACCAGATAAACGTAATGGGTGTTAATCTTGGTGGATTGGGTAATCAATTGAAAGCACAAAAGGAAAGCGTACAAGCGGTAGGTACAGCTATGAAGGCAAGCGCGGTATCAACGGGCGGCCTATCTGGTGCTTTGAATATTCTAAAAGTTGCGTTAATATCAACAGGAATCGGTGCTATTGTAGTTGCACTTGGTTCGATGGTTACATTCCTAACCCAGACCAAACGGGGTTCGGAACTATTGGCACAAGGAATGTCAGCGTTAGGTGCAACTATCTCAGTAGTTGTTGACCGTATCTCAGGAATAGGTGAAGCGGTTACAAACGTGTTCACGGGTAAGGGTAGCGTGTTGGACGTATTGGATGCCACAAAGAACGCATTTAGCGGTGTTACGGATGAGATACAGCGAGAGGTCAAAGCGTCAACCGAACTTGAAAAGCGTATGCAGAAGCTACGTGATTCGGAGCGCGACCTGATTGTATCAACGGCTCAACGTAATGCAGAAGTTGCAAAGCTACGTGTAACCATTGAAGATCAAAGTAAATCAGAAGAAGAACGATTGAAAGCGGCTCAACGTGCAACAGCCTTACAACGTCAAACCATCGAAGAGGAGAAAGCGTTAGCGCAGGAACGTGTTGACATTATACAGGCGCAGTTAGCACTATCTGAAAACCTTGAAGAAGATGAACAAAGGTTAGCCGATGCGAAAGCAATGCGTTTTCAAGTGGAAGAAAGGGCGACTACCAGACTTGTTGAATTGAACAACAAAGAGGTTCAGCTACGTAAACAGATAGCGGCTGAAAAAGAGAAGGCAACGGCAAGCGTAACGGGTTCTATTGAAAAGGAAATTGAAACAGATGAAGAACGCCAAAAGAAAATAGAAGAAGGTTACCAAGAAGAAAGGCGTCTAATTGAACAACAGGCCGAACTGAAGAAATCACAGGCCGAAATTGAAATAGCCAATGCAGAAGAAAGGGCGGAGCGTATTGCTTTTATTGAGCGAGAAGCACTATTTGAGAAGCTAAGAAGTATCGAAGATGAAACAGCGGCTTACACGGCTTCTGCCGATATGGTCGGGGCGGTTGACGAAAAGAAGTATGCTAAACAGTTAGCCGAACGCGCAAAGTATGAAGCTGAATTAGCAGCGATTGACAGAGAAGCGAAAGCCGATGAGTTCAACCGTGAAATGGAGTTGCTTCAAGGGCGTGAAGAACTTGCAAATCAACAAGCTGAAATTGAGATTGAAAACGTTGAGGAACGTGAATTAGCAAAACAGAAGATTGCGCTTAAATTCTTAAATGAACGTTTAGCTATCATGGAACAATCGGCTATGCTTGATGATGTTCTAACTGATAGGGAAATACAAAATCTGCAAAAGGTACGGAATGAGATAGAGATACTTCAAAACAGAATCAACAATCCAGATAATAAGACGGTAGCCGATATGATAGGGCTGTCCGAAGAAGGTCAGGAAAAGTTGATGCTAGGAATGGAAGTTGTCAATAGCGTATTGCAATCCGTACAACAAGCAACACAACAAGCAACTGAAAACAAGTTAGCTGGAATTGATAGAGAACTTCAAG